CGGATCGTCTGCATGATGTCGCCGCGCCGGAACGTGGCAGAGTTGGGATTGACGGCGGCGCGCAATTCGACAGCAGAGATTTCCTCGTCAAGCTGGCGGATGAAATCACGCGCAGCGCGGGGGCCGACAATGGTTTCCAGCTTCTCCCGGAAGTCCGGGCTGGTCATCTGGCGGGTCAGGGCTTGCAGTTCGCGGGCGTCACGGTTCGGGTCTGACGCAACCTGCCCGATCCGGGCCACCTTGTCGTCAATCGCGTTGCGGAACCCGATCTGAGCCGCAACCCGTTCGGGGTCCGTCATTTCGCCCAATGCGTCCCGGACTTCCTCGCGGGTCATCTGGTTTCCGAAGGCGCGGTATCCCACGCGGGCCGCGTTCAGTTCGTCAATCGTGCTGGCAGCGGTATCAAGCGCCGTGCCGTATTCTTCCACCGAGTTGCGAAGCGTGTTGCGGATTTCGCGGCGCAGGCCACCGACGACGCGCCCGTAATCTGTGACACCGCCAAGGGCGCCGCGTCCTTCGGTGCCTTCCACGATGTCGCCCATTGCCCTAGTAATGTAATCGAGCTGGCGAACGTCTGGCAGACGGGTGAACGTCACCGTTCCATTGTCTGCAATGTCAGCCATGATCTGCTGGCTTTCAACGCCTTCGACCTGCATCAGCCGGTTTGCGTCTTGGATAGCCCGCGCCGGAATGCGCCGAAGCATGGCTTGCAGGCGGCGCCCGGCTGGGGCGGAATAGTCAATCGGCACAGAATAGGCCGCGTCATATGCCTGCTGGCGTTCTTCGGCGGATGCAAGCCGAATGCCGCGCGCCTGCGCCTCGCGGCCCCTCGGGACACCCAACACCCGGTCCATGTAGGACCGAAGGCGTGCCGTTGATGCTACAGCGCGGGCCTCGATCTCGTTGCGCGCCTCGCGCTTGGCGACTGGGCCACCGGCCTGCATGGCCACGTCTAGGAAGTCTCTCAGCGCCGGGCTTGCATCAGCCAGCATGGACGTTGGTCCAGCCCTTTGAAGCGCCTGCATTGCGGCGTTGAAGTCATCGCCCTGCAAGGCGGCTCGCAGGACCGTTGCGGCCTCGCGGCTGACGCCAAGTTCACGAGCGAGCCGGTTGTCATCCACCCGCGCGATGTAGTTCCGTGCGTTCACCATTGCCTGTTCAGCCCCCGGAGGAAGTGCACCTGCGACCGTGCCGATTGCTGCGCCGGTCAAACCACCCGCAATGGCGCCTTCGGTCCGGCTTCCTTCTTCTGCCAATCCTGCGCCGGTCAGCGCGCCTTCTACGCCGCCAGCAACGCCGCCGCGCGTCATGCCAGATGCCACTTGCGCGCCCGCTGTGGCCCCGCGAGGCGCAAGGGCTGGCAGAACGCCGGGCGTACCCACAACGCCCGTGACGCCGCCTGCAAATTGCAGGGCTGTGCTGGCAATGGGGGCTTCTGCCTCGGTCGCTTCCTGAGCGCCCCTGACCACATCCGTGCCCGATATGCCCATCTGCGTCATGGCCGGGGTCTGCGTGACTGCGCCCAAAGCTTCATCAGCAAACGCCCCAGCCCCGAACGGTAAGCCCTTGAGGAATTGCAACGCCCCCGCCGCAATCGGGTTCTTAGCCGCGAAGTCCGCACCTGCGGATTGCTCCACATCCCGCCGCATCAGCGCGGAAAATGCAGCCTCTTGCCGTAGCGCCTTGGCTTCCAGTTGGGCGGCGGCGACTTCATCCGCAGACGTGCCGTCAGGCGCGCGCGCGAGGCCCCGCTTGATCAGTTCCTTGTCGCGGGCATTCGTGTCCAGCAGGCGCTTGCGAAGGGCAGCGGCATCAGCGCGGCTTTTCTCTGCGGCCTCCAATGGTTTCAGCAGCTTCTTGATCTGCTTCGGGTCAGAGGTTGCAGTGCCGCCGGACACGAGAACCTGAGTGCCGTTAGGGCCTTCAAGCAAGCGCGCACCGCCCGGCAATTTGCGAAGCTCGCGGTAGGAAGATGCTTGCGGGCCGGGAATTGGCGGCGATGCGGGCGCAGCCGGTTCACCTGAATACGCCCTGCGGATCGTGATGCTGATCACGTCATCAGAAGTGCCTTCAGGGAACTCGAACTCTTGCCCGTCCGGCCCTTCGATAATGACGGGACCGGCCATTACTTGATCTCCCGGCCTTGCGCGTCAAAGCGGCGGCGCGTGGGTGTTGCCGTGGTGCCAGTGGCAGGCGCAACCGTTTCGCCTTTTGCCTTACGGGCCTTAGCTGCCTCGACAATAGCAATCAGGTCGTCTGCGGCCTTAAGTGCAAATTCCCAACTGATGTTCTGGTCTTGCAAGACGGTAATTGCTGCCGTGGCCTTATCCCCTTCAATTTGCGTAATCTGGCCGCCGCCTTTCAGCGTTTCAAAGGCTTGCAGGAATGCTGCGCCCTTGACCTTGTTAATGATGGCTTGCGCGTTTGCCTCCTCCGAGCCCGGCACAGGCGGAACAAACCCACCAACGCTGGCGAGGCCGTAGCGGTTTTTAGCGCCCTTGGCCGATTTCAATTCGTTCAGTGTTTTGATTACATCGTCAGCGGTTGCAATGGCGGTTTCTTTGACGGATTGAGCCGTGCCGCCCTCAAGCGGAATGATGCGAAGGCCGCCTGGGGCGTTCGGGTCTTCCACAAGCGCGGTTTCAGGCGCAAGAGCGCCAGTCGACGCTCGAAAACGCTTCAAATTCTTCCGGCTTCATCACGTTGTTGGCTTGAAGTACGATAGAGGCAAGCGCCGCTTCGGGCATCCCCATATCAAGATAACCCTTGATATTCTGGGCCGCAGCGAGCGCTTCCGGGGCACCATTTTCTTCAAGGGCAGTGACGCGCTCAGAGATAAGGCGCGTTGCAACATCAGGGCTGAATTTCAGTGCTGATCCAAATCGAACCAGTTCCTTTTTCGTTGCCTCTTTGTCGGCGTCTGATTTCATCGTCCAGCTTGCTTGCACCTGCTCGCCAATCTCAGGGTATTTGGCTGACAGAGAAATCACATCATCGATAGTTGCCGCGTTTGTCGCCAACCGTTCCGCAAAGCCAGCAAGGTCAGTCTGCATGGCTTGCGCCTGCGCCTGCTCTTGCGCCAGCTTTTGCTGCCCCATCTGAAATTCTTGCTTTTTCAGGTCGAAAAGCTCGCGATTCATCGCAGCTTCTTCACGCTGGCCAACCATCTGCTGACCCTGCATGTAGCCCTGCAAGGCCATCTGCACCGGGTTCTGCACGGCCAGACGATAATCAAACGGCTGCATGTTCAATCCCCAGCTTGGCGTAATCAACTGTCAGGTAGCCTTGGGACTGGCCAACGGCTTCCGGGTGCGTGACCTTGACTTCATGGGCCATGACGCCTTCCCGAACCGTTCCGGGCTCGTCCCACACATACCGGAACCGATACCAATTGTGTCCCGCACGAGTACCGATGCGCTCGATGTCTTCTTTCAGGCGGATGTCAGAAAACTGGCCGACAACATTGTTGATCGTGCCGCCCACGCCTGCGGCCTGACCGCCAAGACCGCCCCCAGGTTGGCCGCTGCCCTTGAACATGGACCCAAGGTTTCCAAACCCGCCAAGCCCTGCCGCAAGACCGACACCGCCCGCGATATTGCCCCACATATCCGCCGTTGCCTGCCCGCGTGCGAGGGCGCTGCCTGCTTGCGCCGCACCCACTTGGCCATACAGGTTGGCGATGTTCGTGCCTGTGTTCATGCCTGCATTGCCCACGCCCGCCGCAGCGTTCTGGCCCATGCTGATCATGCCGCCGAGGCGGGAGTATTCATCGCGGATCAGGCTGGACAGGATTTCAGGCCGGAACTTCGCCAGTGCGGCCTGTGTGTTTCCGCCGCGCAAGCCGCCCGTGGCCGATGCGCTTTGCAGGATGGCTTCTTCGCCTGACCTGACCAGCGATCCGAACTCAGGCCCGGCCTGAATCTGGTCAAGGATGCTTTGCTGCGCTTCTGGCCCGGCAAGTCCGGACAGGGCATTGTAACGGGTCATTGCGGTATTGCCGGACGCCACGTAAGGCGCCATCAGCTTTTGCAGCGCGTCAAACTGCCTGCGCTGTTCCTCAATACCCTTGTCAGCGGCCTGCGTCTGGGCCTGTGACGCAGACTTAGCGGCGCTTTTCTGCGCCTTTGAGGACATGATGCCCCCGACAACGCTGGTTCCAATAACGGCGGTTGCCACAAAACTCATTTTGGCCCCTCCAGCGCAGGCAACATTCTCTCAATAAACTGATTTTCGATTTCCGCCACATCCGTCAACTCAGTAGGAATGACATTGATCCAGACCGTGTCCGTCAGGGCATAGGCCAGCTTCCGGCCCGGCACGCTTTCGAACATGAAAGGAGCTTGCAGGAGGCTGACACCCCCGTCATGAACCACAGCAATATCGCCCTTCATCACGATGTTCATCGTGGATTTGAGATGCTTGTGCCCCAGGATCACAGCCCCAGCCGGGAAATGCGCTTCCCTGAAATACACCCCCGGCCCGAACGTGTGGAACGTGGGTGTCTCGGCCTGAGGCATGGCGGCCATTTCAAGTTCCAGCGCGTCCATGTCGATGGACTGGATCAACGCAACCTGTTCGTCATGGGAAAGCGCCCGGATTTCCATCACCCCGTCACCTCCCGGCCACTCACCCGGATCGTAATTGCCCCCGATGCACTGGCCTGCGTTACGATCCGGTCGCCGTTTTCCAGCCATTGCCCGCAAGCTTCGGGGCAGGAATAGCTCTCCTTGCTGGCAAGGCTGCGCTGGTAAAGCACGCGGTTTCCCCCGCCAATCGCCTGCCCATTCGGGACGAGCCAGATGGAAAGCTCAGCCGCGCTGAGGCTGTTGTTCGTCGCCACAAACCGATCAATCGACACCCGGCCACCGGACACGGTGTATTGCACGGACTGCGTGTTTTCGGCGTATTTCGTGTTGACCAGGGGCTTTGCAACGACCGTCATGGCGCCACCTGTGCCACAGCAAGGAGCGCAGCCGGAGCAGCCGGGGCAAAGGCCGTTGCAGGTTCGGCGTTCAGGGTCAGCGCCACGTCATCCACGGCAAACATGCACTCCACATAATTCCCGGCTTCCAGAACAAAGAACTCAGCCCGCGACACCGACGCAAAACCATTGCTCAACGCCTCTGTCTCAATAATGGCACTGTTCGCCACAGGTGTCCCGTTGATCGCAAACCAGAGCCAGATGTTTTTCTGGCTGGAAGATGACGAGGAAAGCTGGACCGACAGGTCAAACTTGTATGTCCCGGCCCGGTCCACCACAATCCGGCTTGCCGGGCTTCCAAGGCTGATCCCCTTTGCAATTGCGGCGTTGTTCCATGTGATCGCGGTTGCGGTGTTGATCGCCCCGGCTACCTGATCCGCCGTCTTGAGGATTTCGGCATAGGCCAACGCATCCAGCCGGTCTTGCAGGCGCGAGGCCCATGACAGGGCTTCCAGAGCATCGAACCCGCCCGGATCAAGCGCAAGCCCGTCCACTTCGGCCCGAAGCGCCACGATCTCGGCAGGCTGTTCAGACGTGGTCTGGCGGAACAGCCGTTCAAATGCCCGGATCAGTTCCGGGTCATTGTTCGCCATCTTGGCGAGCTGGTCACGGGTGACGCGGATTTCAGCCATCAGAAGTTCAGAGCCTCAATCCTTGCTTCCAGCCGGGCAAACGACATGAACGCATCAGACGTGCCCCGGAACCGCTGGGCTCGCCAATGCCGCATGTTGCCCTGTTGCAGCCAGATGAGCCGCTTTGTCCGGTTGCCGATCTGCCCCGCACTGATCCAGCGCGGCTGGCTCCATGTCACGCCGTCCACGGTGTATTGCGTGTAAATCCTTGGATCAGACCCCAGCGCATTGCGTCCGGTCAGGGCTACCAGTTCAAGTTCATGGATCAGGGCGCCCCGGCCTTCATTGTAAAGGATCGTGGTTGAAAACTCCCACGCGACGGGTTGGCCCCAATGTGTCGAGACGGATTCCGACAGGTAGCCCACCGCCGCGCTTTGCGTATCCGCGACGTTCCAGCGGTCATAGGCCCAGACCATATCAGAGACACGCCAAGTGCTGTCATAGTCCACGCCCGATGACAGGATGAACCAAGCCGCCTGCCCCACCTTGGCCGAGACTGCCGGGTCATACACGAGCGTCTGACGGGGCAGATGGAACACGAGGTGCTGATAGTCCCGGCCCACACGTGCCTCAAGGAATGACGTGGCCAGTTCTTCCTCGGTGTAGTCCTGAAGGATCAGGTCAATGTCCATCGTGCTAATCTTGACCGCCTGGCCATTGGTTGCGAGCCAGACCGCAGGGGCTTCGTTCATGCCAGAGCCAACCATCGCCACCGCATCAAGGAACAGGCAGGCCGTGTGAGGCCCCATCGTGCCCTTCATGATCTGGGCGCCCTCGATGCGCTGGAACGGGAACCCGGATGAGCCGATGTTGTCGAATACCTCGGTCGTGTGCCGGTTCATCACATAGGCTTCGTTCCTGATCTTGACGATGGATTTTAGCGGGTCAGGATCGGCCTCGGAACTCCCGTATTTGAGCGGGTCAATGGCAAAAGGGTCATTCAGCTCCGTCACGATGATGAACTCATCGTCAATGAACATGAAATACCCGTCAATCCAGATGCCGTCCTTGACCTGTCCTAAGTCCGGGTCCGTGATCTGGGTCAGAGTGGTTCCGTCAAACAGGTAGGCATCCGGCTCGGCCACAATGCACAGCTTGTCAAAGCTGTAGAACATCGTGACGCGGGTTTCTCCGGGGATGGTTCCGAGCGTTGTTACCGTGCCGGACTGGCTTACAGAGACGAGCGACGTGCCCATGACGCGGTACAATACCCCGTTCCACAGGATGCCACCCCGGTTGATGCCCGGCCCGGTGCCGTTCTGGACAATGCCGTCAGCGGGGCGAAGGTAGCCGGTCGAGATGCCTTGATCCATTGCAATGGGGATGAGATTGCGCGGAAAGTTAGAGCGGAAATCCGCTTTTGAATCAGTCCATATGCCAGCGAGGATCGGAATTTGCACGGGTCACAGTATCCCGTCGCCTGGAATGACCAGAAGCGTGGTCGTGGAACTTGCCGTAATGGCCGAGACGATCACGTCATCAACGCCCTTGCCGATCACAATCGGGATATTGACCGGAACGGGGAAGCCTGCCGTGGTTGCCGCAGCCGCAGCCGCCGCGACCCGCACGTAACAGAGTGTGGACCCTGTATTGAGCAGGTACAGCGCCGAATTACCTGCCGGGATCGTGGCAGATGCGCTGGTCGTTGTCACCGAAATCGACGTGCCGCGCGTGTAGGCTGGTTGGAACGCAGTATTGATGGCCATCAGTTTTCTCCTTCAAGGGGTGGGGCAAGCCAATGCAGATGGCCGTGCAGGATCGTGTGCAAGCCGATTTCTTCCGTGGACGCGAGGCCGAGCATCAGCTTGCCTTGCAGTTCAAGGTACAGCTTCCAGAGGCGTTCCTGTGTGCCGCGTGTGGTTTCCCCCGGCTCCACGAGCGACTGAAGATCGGTGGGGACGGTTGCTTCAGGCGAAGGGGCGAGGAACCGGGGGATTTCTAGGTCTGCGGGTTCTTCCTTATGGCCGACTTGCACGGGTTCGGGCTCCTTCGGAACTGGCGCTGGCTTCACCGGTTTGATGGCATCCTGCATCAGTTCGGTGGCCAGCGAAATACCATCCCCCCGCGCCCCGGCATGGCCGTTCACGTTGATTGCCCAATAGCGTTTGTTCTTGTCCACCGTGACCTTGAGCCCTGCCGCGCGGGCCGGGGCCAGAATAGCGTCAATTTGCTCTCGCACGTTTCGGCACCTCCACAGGGCATTCGGGACAGATATGGATGATGGGGAACGCATTTTTTCGGACACACCACGCCCGGCGCTTGATGATTTCCCAAGCCTGCGAGTGCGTGTGCGCGTGGAACGTCTCCGACGCTCCGCACACGTCGCACTTCGCTTCAAACTCACCCACGCGTTTCGTCAGCATCACACCACCTCAAACGTGCAGGACGCCAGAGACAGCGAAATGGCCGCCGAACCAGTGCGGGTGTTGGCCACGATGTTCGGGTTCAGCGCGGTCGTCGTTGCGGGCAGGTCAGTCGAGAGCGTGCCAACAGCGATGTTCGATGTGCCGACGCGGCTGACCTGATAGTTGATCGCAGCCCCGCCATCATCCCACCAGAGCAGCAGGTCATAAAGGTCGGTCGCGTTCGTGTTGGCGGGATAGTTCGCACCCAGATCAATTTCCGTTGCCGTGCCGGAGCCGTCATTGTGGATGATGCGCCACGTTGTGTCACCCGCGTCAATCGCCATGCCGAAGCAACTCACAAAGCTGCTGGGGTCCACGTTTCCATGCACGCCGGTCGGCTTCATGCCGATGAACGCCGCAGCGTTCGTCTGGAACGTTTCCCAGCCGAACACGAACCGCGCCACGCAATTGTCAGCGGTGTAGACAAAGCTCGGGATGCGGAACCCGGCATTAGCCCCAGATGAAGCAGCGCTGACGCTTTGCACGCGCGGCGTCCGGGTGAACACGTTCGTGGTCGTGATGGAAATCCCGGTCGCCGTGCCATCCGAAACAATTGTGGCCGAGCCGGTCTGGGAGAACCCTGTCGCTGCCGTGTTCTGGGCAATGGTTTCCATGCGGCGGCGGTTGAGGCCAACCGATGTCGGACGCAGCAAGCCGTTGCCCCGGCGTGTCCAGGTGCGGCCCTGTGCGTCATGGAACTGGAGCGCGCCGGATGCCGGGTTGGTTGGGATGCTGGTTTGCAGCAATGCCTGATGGCCCACAGATGCAGCCGAAACGCCCGGCCCGCCATCAATCGCCGTTGCGCCTATGCGGGCGGATTGCACCCACAGCTCGCCCTCGTCACTCTGGCGCCAGATCGGCTTGCCGGAAATGTCCGTGATGGCTGCGCCGTTTTCTTCGCTCCAGTTCAGGATGACGTTGGAGTCAGGGTCTTGCGTGCCCGTGATTGAGCGGATCGCGCCGTTGCCAATATAGGTCGGCACGATGTTGCCACGCGCCCGCTTGTTGGCCACCGAGCCGCCATTGAATTGCAGGCCCGAGCCCGTGCCGCCTACGAACACGAACGCGCGGATGTTCAGGATGTTCGAGTCCGAACCGTAGAGGTCAAAACCGTTGCCGTTGTAGGTATAGGATTCGCAGACGTTCCATGTGCAAAGCGAGACGTTGCCCGTGCCCGTGTCCACGTTGTCCTTGCCAAGGCGCCAGCCGTCCGCGCCGTCCGCGCCGGTCCAGATCGAATACGCAATGCAGCGCTCGAACAGGACAGATTGAACGTCTTCGGTCGGATCAAGCAGGCTCGACAGGCCCGGCTTGATGTCGATGTTCCAGCCAGCCAGCGAAGGCCGGTAGACGCAAACGTCACTGTAGATGCCGCCGCGAAGGGAGAGAATTTCAACACCGATGCCCGCGCGGGTCGTGCCGTTCAGCGCCACGCAGTCAACCAGGATGCCCTTGATGTCGCAGTTCTGCGTCACATGTAGCGCATCGGTAGGCGTCTCGATGCGGATCATGGTGCCGCCTGCCGAGCCATTCCACTTGATCGTCGTTGCAGCAAACTGGCGCCAGTTCGCAACAATCACGTAGGCAATCGCCCCTTGGCCGCGCAAGTGGACGTTGTGATCATTGATGACCAGCGTGCTGGAAATCACATAGACGCCGGTATTGAAGATGACTTCCCCGCCGCCAGCGGCTTCACAAGCGTCGATTGCGGCCTGAATCTCAGCCGTGTCATCAGTCGCGCCGTCGCCAACCGCGCCGTAATCAGCGACGTAGAACACGCCCTGAGCTACCGACAGCGTGACAAGCTGGCCAGTGTCAACACCCGTGCCGCGGATCAGCTTGCGGTTCTCAAGGCCAAGCGCCGCAAGCGCTGTCAGCGTCGCATCAAGTGGCTGGTATTCATCGCTCAGCTCCGCCCCGAAATACGTGGCAAGATCAACCGCTGTAATCGCGCGCGTGGCGCCCGCCTGCGTTTTCCACAGGACGAACTTGTCATCATCCGCAACGGTATCGACCGTGTTCAGGTCATTGATCGTGCCCATTATGTCTCTACCCCAATGTCAAGGAACCCGTCATCGCCTTCAGACAGGCGCTCAGTTGGCCGGTCAAGGAACGGATCAGGCACACCGCGCCAGTATTTCCAGCCAGCCCCGGCAGGCACCGCCATGTTGTCAATCTGCATCGGTACGGGCTGCGCCGCCTGTGCCAACAGCGTCTTGTAAGCCGTGCTTGCGAGGGATTTCGTGTCAGGGCTTGGCGTCTTACCGTATCCTGGCGCGATCCGAACAGCGAGGTTCAGGTAAAGCGCCTCAAGAGCCGTGTCGGGCGCGTTGCTGTCTTCATCCAGCGAGGAATTTGCATAGCTGACCGGCAGCGGCCACGCCAAACGGATGCCTTTGTTCTCCCATTGCGCGATCATGGCATCCAGACGCCTTAAGGCGCCTTCCCATTGCTCGGGCATCAGGTCGAACGTATAGCTCGCAAGGCCGATCTCTGCGAACGCCTGCCCGATAATGTCACGCTTTGTCCACGTCACCGGCTGGCTCCTTCATCGCGTCTTCGATCTTCTTCAGGAGCGTGGCATCCGAGTGCTTGTGATGCACCGCGATGCCGAGTTTCCGGGCCTGTTCTTCAATTTCGCCCCGCGTAGGCGGCGCATCATCAGCGATAACCGGCGCAGGCTGGGTGGGAATGGATGCCTGCACCGGCTTACGCCACGCTTCCACAGCGAGTGGAACGGTTGGATGCCAGCCATCAGAGACAGCCGCGTCAAATTCTGTCTGGTCATTTGCCGGACGCGAGCCAAACGTGTAGCCGTTCCCGGACCACGGGCCGGGGCACTTGTAAAGCAGCGTAGGGAACTCTGTCATGCGGCCTCCAGTGTGAGCGGGGCGGCAGTTAAGCCGCCCCTCCCGTTATTAGCTCTGACTGAACATGATGATGCCGGACATTTCCGGCTGTTTGTTCACCACGCCGTACAGCGTATCAACGCGGAACTTGGTCTTCTGCGT